CACTCCCAGCACATATACTGTCTGAAAGTTTGCTAGTTTGTCTGCCAGATCGTAAGCAATCTGCTTTCTATCATCCGCATACCGCAATGCAGATATTTCCCAAAAATCTCGTTCGCGCATGTTTTCTGCAACATAGAAGACTTCTTCTGGCTCCGCCTGTCGTAGAAACATTAACCGCTCTCCGCCGCTGTATAGTGGATTGCAATGTTGCCTAATTTAGCCCGACCAGGTTGCTGGCAGCGCAAACGGGGTGCGATATGGGTGCTGTATCCAGTAATCCCTGCACGGCCCAAGCCAAACGTTGTTTTGTAAACTGTAGCGACGTCTTCTCGCGTTTCGATGTCTTGCGGATCGGTTGCTACAGATACCTCCCACACGTTTTCACATGTGACATCGATTGCGTGAAAGTCTTTAAATGTCGCTGGGCTGCTTCCATCAAGAAACGGCATCTGCACAACAACTTCGCTGCTGTCGTAAATGTCACCGTTTTCACCGCCTAGCGAATACAAGGTATTGCCGCTGCGGCAGAGTGTCTGGCGTCCGTCATACGCCCATCGATCAACCACAAAGCCTGGCTCATATACCGACCATGCCGACACTTTAGATGACGGGAAAAAGCTGAACACATACATTTTATTGCCTAGCGCAAGGATGTAACGCCCATCACGCTGTTCGAGTGTCGCTTTGGATAACTCAGCAAGTGTTCGGTTTTCTTGGATCGCCTCAACAATAAGCTGGTCAATCGGGTTGCCGATGTCACCAACAAACGCAGCGTTCGAAGAGTCACGCGAACGTAAACTGCGTAGTCCTGACAGCGATAGGTAGAACACATCGTTTTCGCCAAACTCCACCACGCTGTCTGGCGCAATCGTTCCTGTGTTCTGCAAAACCTGTATTTGCTGGTTTAGTGCTTCGTCAGCATCAACGAACCAAATCTGAATAGCTTCTTCAGCAAGTACGGCAATGTTGTCAAAGTATGTCGCAATAGCTTTCAGGTCTTCTGATCCGCGTGAGTGGTTCGCAAGGTTGATAAATCCAGCACCCAACGTCGTGTCATTCCATTCTGTCGGGTCATCGATTGCAGAAAAGTGCAGCAAGCTGTCTGACAGCGCGTACATCTTTGTTTTAACAGGAATGATAAACTTACCAGGCGAATATGCATTGATTGTCGCCGCATCAGCACCGCCATCCAAATAGTTCTGGTTTGTCGGGTCAAACGCAGTCGTAACGTTGCCAGCTGTCGTGATCGCGATTGTCTTGTTGTTGTAAGACGATCCGCTTTCCTTTGATATAATGTTGACGAACTGGTTGACCGCTGTTGCCTCATATTCTGGGCCAGACGGAAAATCGTTAATAGCTTGTGCAATTTTTAGTGCAGTATAGCTGTGTGATGTTTCCCATGTAATCTGATCGCCAATGATATTTACGCCATCGACAGTAATAGCGGTAATAGCATTATCGATACCCCCAGACATATGAGAAGTATTCCCAATCGTGAACGCACCATCTACCTCAAACGTTAGTTGAAATCCATTATAAGCAATGCCGACGGCTGGCGCAGTGATAGTAACGACATTGCTGACCGCAGCCGCCGTGTAATCGCTAGGGCCGCTCGTAATGGCAGCTGCAATGTTAGATGCTGTCAGATTGTTTGATCCGTTGTGCGAAACTGGCGCACTAATCAGATCAACAGCATTAATGCGCAAAACACGAAGTTCGTCACCTGGGTTTGACGTACCGCCTGTTACTTCAAATGATGCTGTAGCAGCTGTGCCGCCCTCAGTACCAGCTGTTACCTCGAACGTCGCTCTTGCGCGTCCATCGAACCAATCTGTGATCCGTGTGCCGTCAAAGTAGTGATAGATACGCCCGTCAGCAAATTGCGCAGCTGCGTATAACTGTCCGTTGTAGAAATCGACAGACAAAACATCTGTTAATTCTTCGCCAGATGGGTGCTGTAATCTGACGTAGCGAACGTTTGACGGGGTGTCAGCTGCAAACGTTACGCTGGCTTCGGGGTCAGACCCAAACGTGTAAATCTGTCCCGCAGCTGCCGCTAGTCCGATTGTGTTGCTAGGTAATTGCACAACCTCGACAAACGCTGGGCGCTTCTCGATCTCGCCACCACGCGTGATGTGTGCGTTTTTTAGTTCGATCAAAGTGCCAGGAGGGGCGGTCACATTCATGCGCCGACGATCTAAGCCACCTCTGAAATCCTCGACTAGAATGTATGGCATTAGCTATTTCCTGTAGTCGCAATCAATGGTGGGCCTTTTGGACGATACATCCCTTCTGGCTCACCACCTCCGATGACAAATGTTTCTGTTTTCGCCATACGCGCTTTTAGGCGCGCATAGTGTGCTTGCGCTTGACCTAGTTTGTTTTGCGCATCGGCTTGCTTCTGACGCGCCAATATTTCCGCAGCTGCGTACAAAACAATCAACTGATCGTCTAAATCCGCAGTATCCGCTTCAGCAACAAACGCACTCAGGTTCTTGATGCCGTGAACGCGAACACTGTCAGTGCCAGTATCGGGATCACTGTTGTTAGCAGGGATAGGCCATAGTTCGATCTGATTGTTTTCGTAAGCATCGTAACGACGGATGGGGGATGATCTAATACCGCGATCACTGTCATGCTGGTTGTAGTGTTCGGCTGATATGCCGTACTTTAGCTTTGTCCAGTAATCGCCGTGCTTTGTCTCCATCCGTTCGATACGCTCGAACACCATGTCGTCGGGTACGTCGTAGTATCGTTGACCAGCATTTATCGTAATGTCGCGACGGATACGCAAAAAAGGCCAGCTGTAGTCTTCCCACAAACGGCGCTGCGTTCTTTGCAACATGTTGATAAATACGTCGCGTGTCGCCTTGCCTAAGTTCGGCTGCAATGAATGCCCGATTTCGGCTCGTAAATCTTCGACAAGCTGACCTAGTGACGTACCTCTGCCCATGTCTTACTCCTCGACGTATGCCTCGTTCTCAGGCGTTGTTGGATCATCTTTTACAAAGTGACCTTTTGCTGTTCGAGCGCGCTTGCGCGGTGCTTTCTTCGCTGGCTTTTTCGGTTTTGGCGTCCATGCTGGATCAAGCAATTCTTCGCCAATACGCGCAGCTTCTAGCGTGTTTGGCAGTTCGCCAAACTGGTTAAACAAGTTGACGACTTTATCGTCACCGTAAAAGCGCCCCAAACGATCACGTTCGACGTCGCTTGTGTTATCCTGTTCACCGATAATTCTGATGTTAGTCACAGCATCTGCGCCGTGAATGGACTGCAACAGCATGATTTCAGCTGGTGTCACTGATGGTCTTTTAACAACACTGCGAATATCCCCTCCAATCGCAACACTGCATGAGCAAAGTTCAAACATTTATTCCTCCTAAGTTTGAAGAGGGGCGCAGAACGCCCCCCTGTTGATTTACGCGATTTCGTAAACGCCGTGGCAGTTCAGCTGTGTTGCTGACAATGCCGCTGTTGTTGTAACCGCACGGTACATGACGTACTGATCGGCTGGACGCGCTGGGCTGTGACGCTTCATCTTCTCCCCGTCCATGTAGTACATACACAGTTTTGATGGATCGATGATGTAGCAGCGCTTGCTTGGGTCTTTGGTTGCGATTGATAAATCGTCCAAAGTTGGATCGTACTGGAACGTTAGTCCGTTGTAGCTGATCTCGCCCATTGCGATGTTTTGACCGCGCGCAAAGCCTGTCTGTGAGTAGTTGCCGTTGCGACGTAGTTCGTCTGCTAGACGATCTAGGAACGCTGAACCACAAACTGCCACGGTTGGCTTGCCGCCGTAACGCTTCAGCTGGCGCATTTCTGAGTGAATGGTTTCAATCAGTTCTTGACCAGATGCAGTTGTTGAGATTGCAACGTTCGCGCGGTTGCGCCACCATGTGTTTGTCGCAACAGACAATCCTCCAACAGTACCAGTTGTTGGATCGTCAAGAATGATAGACTGAATACCAGCAATCGCGTTTGCGTCTGCTGTACCGTCACCGAACAAGAAGTCGTTCATGCCACGGCTGTAACCTTCCATCATGTCGTCCAGCTTGTCTTGGAACAAGTTC